TGCGGGTGGCTTAGGTGGTCTGAATACACTTCCCATACTATGATCCTAATAAAGTTTTCTTTTGCACTTCCGCTTCTTCCTCAATACCTAAAGGTCCAGTTAAGATAGTTGATTTTCTACCTTTTCTTTTTCTTTCGATCTCTGCTTGCTCCGCTGCAATTCTATCTTTTTCTTCTTGTGATAGTTCTGTTGATGGCGGTTCAGGCAAAGGTTGAACGGGTGGTAGCGATGGCATTTTTGGTGAAAAGATTGATCCCATAATTATATAATCCTGTATTCGTTATCTGCTACACTTTGTGGTGCAACTTGTCTAGTATTAATTTCTTGTAAACCTACCGCTAGGTATCTCATTGCATCACACGCATGAGACGACCAATCGTGTACAGGCTTACTTCGGAACATTCGATTTTTATCAATATACTTCCGATGGTAATGTCTTAACGCATCTATTAACTTTTTGCAATGGTCTGTATCAATCCAACATCGAGGTAGGGTCATTGTGGTTGCGTGTATACCATCTTCTAATGGAATTTTAGGAACAACTTTAAATCTAATACCTAATTGATAGGCGACCTCTCTCCTGGTTTTACCATTGCTAAAATCTGTAACTTCTATATCATGCGGTGCGAAATGATCTTTGTAGACATAATCTTTCTCCTTAATCATCTGAATATAATGCGGTAATCCTTGTCCTCTCTCTTCATGGTAGTCGATAATGTTAATAGATCTTCCTAGCTGCTGAAAGAATATAATCGCACTATGATCTGATACTCCTAAGTCCCAAGCTGTGTTTACTGGTAACGATGGATCGTAAGGTACTCTAGTTAATTGTTTTTGATCTTCCATCTTCACCAAGGTATCATTGTAAATAGATCCTTCAATATTCGCAATCCAATCACACTCAAACTCTTGCAGATACTTTTTCTCACCCATCACTTCTTTTGCCTTGACTAACTCTTCGTTATCTACAATTTTAGTTTCACTAGCTTTAGCTTTATAGTTAAACCAATCATCTGCTCCTTGTGCGTGTTGATACAATTCATAAAAGTTATTGTTCATTCCTTGCGGTGTACCTATAAAAACGCAGTAACCTTTTCTATCTGACAATGCTGGTCTTATGATTTCAGGAAAGAGTTTATCATTGACATTTGCGTACTCATCAATCACACATCCATCTAGGTAGATACCCCTTAACCCGTCAGAGTTTTCTGACCCAAGCAAAGTTATTCTTGCACCATTGGGTAAATCTACCCTTAACTCTGTTTCATTAAACTTGGTGTAAGGTATCTTCGCTGTAAACTGTTTCATGTAATCCCAAGCGATTGATTTACTTTGTTTGAATGTTGGCGAAATGTAGGCATATCTTGGGTTCTTATTTTTGGACAATAGTGCTGACCTAATTAAGTGATTGATCATACATACTGTTTTGCCAAACCTACGATGACAAACCAATACTGACCATCTATGTTTAGATATTTCATTATGTAAGAAGGCTTGGTGCTTTCGAGGGGTGTAAGGTATTTTAATATCCATATCTAGTGTATCATTTTGCTAGGCATACTATAGCCAGTAGAATTATAATCAAACTGTAATAAGCTCATCGTGTATTGTGCAAAAGTCTCCGCACTATCTTTGCTGCCTAACCCATATATCTTAATGGTTAAGGTGTTTGTCTTTTCATCAATTAAAACAACTGAAGTTAAATCATCTTGTATGTAGTCCCACATATCATACTACATATAGTAATTACTATTTAATTTAAAGGGAGGTCTGCCAAGGTGAATAAGATGGTGGGTTGTTTTTGGGGTATGGCGATAATTACATCTGAAACTGTGTGTAGATGACTGACTGTGTAAGGGTGTCCTCGAGTCCCATGTATATATATATATTATTTGGCGCGTCAACTTTGGGTACTATGGGGGGTATAGCTTTACAAAATTAGAGGGTTATCTAGTTAATATTACTAACGATAATTTATGACTATCAATAGTTATTCCGAGAATGTTCATATATCGGAACACCATATTGGATAATGCTTTAATATATAGGTCAATACTACTTACCGATTATATATGCGAGAAAATAAAACGATGTTGATGTATTAGAATAGGATCTATTCCACTCTTTTAATCTTTACATATTTTAAAAGCTCATGATTTTTTTTATTAATATATTTTACAGAAATAATTTCATTTGGTTTAAACTTTGTGTTTAATTGTTTCAGCAGCTTTTTATAACTCATTGCTTTTAATGTTTCAGTATTGCCTTGCTCATCTTTAATATTATAAATAAACTTCATGTTGTATATTTATCACAGTTGTATTTATATCACACCAATATCTTTGACCCATTATGAATTTATTATTTGCTTGACTTCTAATATCATAACCATTATGGTTAAGTATGTTTGAAGCAATATTACATATATTATTTGTAGGCGGTTTAATTACAGCTACACAAATTATAGGCGGATATATTATTGCTTCAATTATTATTAATAAAAAACAACAAACAAAGGGTAAGCAATGATAATAACTAAACATAACGTAGACGGCTTTACAATTAGTGACTTTATACAAAATAAACTAGGTCATGAGCTTTATATAAAACAAAGATACATTGGTTATAGTGTATCAATAGCAAAGAAAAAATTTAGAGCTTATTGTAAAGAAGTAAAAAACAAAGAAAATAAAGCTGTTAATGATTGCTTAAATAATTATTGACAATATGGTTAATATAACTAATATAAATATAAAAACAAACAAAGGGGAAACAATGAACGGATATACAGAAAACCTTGCAGACTTTGGATATAGAGAACAAGATGAAGCAAAAGATATATTTGAAGCCTGGAAGTTGAACGGCTTACCAAAAGACTTTGATAATGACGGAGTAAAATTAGCTTTTAACATGAATAGTGGTTATGTGTTTTTAACTAATGCAGAATATCAAGTCGCTATGTGTGGAGATAATAAAGAATTATATTCTTTTTATACTTCACCTTACGAAGGTCATGAAGGGTCTTTTGAAGATTTACTTGATGAATATGAAAACATGAATAAAGAAGATCAGGAATGGTTTAGAGATATAGCTGAAAATATCAATAGACTTGATGAAATAAAAAAGGTTGCATAATAAACCAAAATGGTTAAGATAAATATAAAAACAACAAGGGGTAAAAAATGATACAAGCAATATACTTCGCATTATGTTTTGCGACAATGTTCTTAGGATTGATCATAGTTATACATATTCATACCTGGATAGGTTTAAGTATTATGATCTTATTCGGCATAAAGTTTATGCTGCAACTACCAACTTATGAGGGGGAATAATGTTTATACTTGAAGCAATACCAATGATATTAATTTATATATTATTTTCATATATAATCTTAGGGGGTGAGAATGAAAGCTAAATACTTTGTATCAGTCTTAAAGATATTAAAAGATAAGTACGGCTTTAACTTTAATATCAATGACACAATGAAACAAGCTCAAGATAAGATTGATGAGCTAAATACATTTAAAGATATGCCTACAACCAATGGATCTCACTTGCTGCCAGGTAATGTAGTAAATTTTTTAAATGAAAAAGAAAAAAAACTAAAGGGGGACAAATGAGTAGCGAGAAACTAAAAGAATTTGATGTAGTAATAAGTGAGCAAATAGCAAAGACAATAAGAGTAGATGCTAAAAACATTGATGACGCTGAAAATATTGTTAATGAGGGTAAGTATGATAATAGCGATATTGTTGATGAAGATACGGTTGATTGGATGATTGTAGATAGTGAGGAGATAAAAGATGAGTAGCGAGAAGCAATTAATATTAATTATAATTACTGCTGTAGCTGTTGGACTATGGCAGCTATACCAGGAACACAAACAAAAAAAACATGATGAAAAATTACAAAGACACTTATCAAAATACTTTGATAGCAAGTGGTGAACAGAATTTTCAAGGTGAAGTAACAAGTGGTTTCGTAATGAAACTTATTGAACAAACCTTAGAAAATATAAAGTATGGTAGGCAATCTCGTTGGCATTGCAATAGATTTGATTCGAAGCTAAAGCCGAGCTATTGCCTATCGACTTTATTAAAAGATTAGTTTTCCTTTGGTGGTGTAGATGCTGATTTATCTTTATCTGAGATATTCTCAGCATTTACATCAATTAATTCAGGACTATCTTCCCAACTAATTTGAATTTTACTATCAGACCTGACATCTAACTTTTGTTTCTCTTGAAATATAGAGCTTAATCTTGGAGCTAGAAATTTCAGAAAGTCTTTACGTTCACGAAGAAACAGCAGCTCATTGGGAGATAGATCCATATTCTCACTGTTAAATATTTGGAGCATTTTCTCGACTAAAGTTTTAATACCTACTTCCTGAGCCTTGTTAAATTCAGCTTGAAACTTTGGATTTCTTTCTAAGTATTTCTGCAAACTCATCAAGCTGATCTTTAAATCTCTTGCTACTTCTATGGATAGACCTCCATCGTAAATGGTTTCGAGAATAGTATTTTGTTCTGTATCCGAAAGAATGAGATCTTGTTTCTTCTTTGAGGATATACTCTTTGATTTGCTCATCAGTTTTGTTTCTAAAATTAACTAGGTTTTTTAATATGTTAATCTTCTTCTGGAGTTGTACCTTATTATTCTTAAAAAGTCCTTTGTATTTTCTGGTCTTACTATCCCAAGATTTTGACCCATTGTGGAACATGCAAAGATAACGATTGTTCGTGGGTGTGTAGTAGCCTTTGCAGCGACACCTCTTACCACTTGTCTTTGCTATGGCTTCGCAATAAATCTTTTGACTTAATCTTCCTGTCATTTAAATCTTTCTTTTTACGTATCACATTCTGATAACCAAAATGGGTTTTCTTTCTTACATTATCTACTATGTTTCTTGGTATATCCACCAGCTTCACACCATTTCTATCTTGTTCAGCTAGAGCCAATTTAGAATAGTAAATATTATCATTATCTTCTATTGCTTTAATTAAGGTCTTGCGGGGGAGGGTACTTAGGACACTAACTATTTTAGATTGGTCTCCTCCTTTATCAGCAACTTCTTTTATAATGTTAGAGATATAAGATAGTCCTTTAATTATAGTCTTATTAATATCAGTCACCATGAAACCTGGTATGTGTTTTCTTGACACATCATAGTTTCGTGATGACACATCTATCTTTTTATTCACAATGTAATCAGGGTTAATGACGTAAAGCAAAGTAGATTTAAGTCTTTTCTTTTTAATAATACCTACATCAATAAGTAAATCAGTACATCTATATATGGTACTACGAGACAGGCATACCATACTAGATATAGTAGATTGACGAGGATAACATTGACCATTTTGTGAATTAACAAACTTTAATAACGCAATGAGGATTAGCAAGGAAGATGATCGGTGTTCTTCTGGGATTTTTTTTATCCTCTCATCATCGAATAACTTAAAAGGTATTCTAATATGGGGTAGATACTTTTTCATATTTACAATGTTGTTTGTGTTCGTGTTGAAGCTGATATAATTCTCTTACCCATTCATCTTCATTCATTAATTCAAACTCTGCATTAGAGACCCATAGACGCTTGATCCTAAAGGCTAGGCTACCCTGACCCATATTCTTATAGAATACTAAAAAACTAGGTATCTTAAGCCGACTAGCAAGGGTTTTTAAGAGGGTTGTAGACTTATATTTCTGTCCTTTATCATAACAAGTCTCAATCATAGCCAAAGGCTCATAACATTGGGGACAACACTCGACACTATCAACATCGATCATAGCAATACCCTCGTACTGCCTATGCCAATCGTTATAGCTGCCATTACTAAAGGCATAAGTCCATCTAGCCACGAGCAATCCTTTTGTGAGTGTTATCCATCACTACCCCATTGATCTGCCATAGCACTAGCAAAGCCATCAAAAAATTTAGCTCTATTTTTTTGTCTGTCTTTACCACCTTTATTAAACCAATTACCAGGTATCTTTGTTGATTGTATAGTCCATTGATTTGCCATAGCTTCAGCTACACCTTTAAATGTTTTACTTGATTGTTTAGAAGTAATACTTGAATACGAATAACTTTGTCCTCTTTTTTTACCACCTGTATTACTAGGTAATAGTGGTTTATATTCTTTAAGATTTTTTGTAGGTTTTAACTCAGGTAAATTTTTTAACCACAATCTAGTATTCTTACTAAAAGGATGACCATACTCATAAGGTTGTATAGTTTGTGTGTGTTTGGGTAATTCAAATATCTTACTTGATATAGGATTTTCTACGCATATCTTATCTATTGGTGCATTGTACAAAGCCATAAAAAATTCTTTAGCTTTTAATCCTAACTTATATCTATCTTTATTTAACTTACCTTTTGGATATAAAAATCTAGCACCAGCATTAGACAGATAAGTACAAGGTGGATGAGCAATCATAAGATCCCAACCTTTGTCTAAATGTTCTAATATATCGCCTTGAAAATGATTACCAGGACTTTCAGTAGGCAGTATATCACAACTCCATGCGTCATGACCTTTAGCAGTAAAAGCATCTCTTACAGTACCAGAATATTCACAAGCTACTAATACTTTCATCTAAATATTGTCCTCCAAAACCAGGATCTCATCATAGATATAACTGTAAAGATAACTGCAATATGAAAGCTCTCTAGTATCGTAGGATGTAGATCAAAGAAAGGAAAGATATATAGCTGAATAAATGTAGATAATATTAAACCGCTGCCTACATCAATAACTGTTTCAAATAGATTTCTTTTATTTGTTTTCATGCTTTGGATTATAAAGTTTATAAGCAAGTGTTAGCTCTTCATCTTTCATAATATCTTTTGTTGTTTTCAAGTACCATTTGTTATTAACCTCAACTCTTACACAGTTAGGATCTTCCGAGTGATTTAAAAAACCACCAAGAGGAGTACGATACAAGGTATCATCAACTTGTATGTGTGATACACCTAGCTCAGTATCTTTCTTAATTTCTCTTGTCGCAAATAGACCTAGACCATGAATGAAACTAGGTTTAATTGTGCAGAAAATAGGTAGAGGTTGGTAAGCCATTAGTCGTAATAGCTTTCCTCTAACTTAACCTTATCAATGTTATATTTATCTATGATCTTTAAAGCTAGATCGTACTTACCTTTATCTCTACATTCTTTTATCAAGAACAATACCCTTATCATCTTATTTCTTTTCATATTTTTTCCTTATCATTTCTATTTCTAAATCTTTAAGATCAAGTTGTGTTTTTAATGTGTCGATTTGTTTTTCTAAATCTAACTCTCCTCTAAACTTGTCGTCTTTGATTTGTTTAAGTTCTTTCTTTAGCTCCTTAACCTTATCTTGTAGATCGCTATCATCAAACATATAGATGTCTGTCATTTTAATACCTTAATGCTTTTAACACACCCCATAGGGAAGCAAGTTAAACCACCCACAGATAAACCATCTTCATCTTCCGAGTAAGAAGTAAAGAGCCATAGTTTTGATTTAGTTTTTTTAAAGATATAACCTGTGTCTGTACATTCAGCGACATCATGATTAAGTATTTCATCTTCATGTGTCCATGCTTCATCGCATCCACAAATATCAAACCAAGTTATTTTAACGTGCTTATATTTTGAGATCATAGAAGTCATTGGGTTGTACTTGTTTCTCTGTACCTATGTAAATCTTTTTCATTTCTTCTTTACGAGGTATTCTTTGTCCATTCTCCCACCTCCAAATATTTGTCGCTGGATTTATATTATGAACACCTATTTTTCTTGCTAACTCTGAACAGCTTAATTTATTTTTTGTACGATAATCTTTTAGTTTCATGTTGTTTCCTTTCTGAAGTGCAATCATTACCAAAAAAGTTATGCACAATCAAGGTTTATTTACTATTGCCATAGTGGAAAAACTCTGTCATAACAGCATTGAAAACAATGAGTAATAAAAAACATAATATTAAAATTCCTAAAGAAGATAGCCTGTACATACAAGAATTAAAATTTATGAAGTACATAATCAAACAAAGTATTAAAGCTAAAAAATTTAAAGGAAAAAAACATACAATAAAATTATTAATTAATGAGTTATAAAAAATATTTCGATACATTAAATAATGGTAAAGGCTTAGATCATTGGTCGCCTTCTAGCTCTAGTATGCCACTAGCTAAATTTAATCTTAACTACGGACATCACGATGGCGAGGAAAGAAGTATGTTTCCTATGCAATACAAACCTAGATTTGGAAACCTGGTTAATAACACAGCTCAAAGAATGGAATGTGAAACTTTATTTTATAAAGATAAAACCATAACATTAACTAACAGGAACTATGACGAGGTGTTTGGCAAGGAGTTAGATGATATTAATAAGTATGATCCTGTTGATGATAAAGATGCTTACGCAAGAGAACACATGATTGAGTATGCACATAGAACGATTGATCAAACAAGAAAGGTGGTCAAGGAACTTTGTGGCAAAAATAAGATTACTTCTGAACGATATGTCATGAACAAACCTAAGAAATTATTACACGACATCATAGGTCGTATTGATTATGAAACTGACAATGTATTTATAGAACTTAAAACTAAGCCACCTAGTATTGTAAAGAAAAAAGGTAAAGACGAATACTATTTTAAAACACAAACACTTAACGATGATGCTGTGTTCCCTGACTATTGGAAACAAGTGGCTTTCTATTGGAAGTGTACAGGTAAGAAACCTTTTTTAGTTTTAGTTAATGATAAAGAATATTTAATCTACGATGATACTCACGCAGCATTGTATGATGACCATTTAGAATACCAATACAATCTAATGGTAAACAAAATTTATAACTGGGAACAAATGATTATCTATTGTAAAGGTGATCTGCAAAAGTTAGCTGACATTTCAGAGCCACCTGACTTAAATCATTACTTCCATTATAAATACTTAACAGACAAACAACGTAAAACAATTAAACAACTATGGAGAATAGACGCATGAAGATAAACATATATCAAAAATTACACAAAGCTGCCTGTGAAGCAGGTGGTGTAGCCAAAGGTAAGAAAGTACAAGGTATGCACTTCAACCCTTTACTACATGATGAAGTACAAAAGGTGGCAATGGAAGCCTTGTTGAACAATGGCTTATATCCTGTTTGTACATACGAAAATCAAATGACAGATAGTTTTATATTGGTGACTTGCAACATGAAGATACATGATGTTGAAGATCCTAAACAATTTGTAGAAGTATCTGGTTGTAGTGCTATGGGAAACCTGGATAAGTTTGGTACAGGTAATGGTATGAGTTATGCCAAGAAGTATGCTTACTTAAACGCATTACATTTGAAAACAGGTTTAGATTTAGAAGATGGTTATAATGCCAAACCTTTTTCAACTAACAAAATTCCACAGAGTAGTGGTCCGAAACATGGTAGTCAAACTACTCATGTAAAAAAAGATGTGCAAGAAATCATGTCTGATATTCAAGGATGTAAAAACATTTATGAATACAGAAGGGTCAAGAAAGAAGTTGATCCTTATATTGAAACTGCACTTAAAAACAAAAGTCCCAAATTGTACGCAGAGATAAGTGATCTGTTAGAGACAAGAGGGGATGAACTAAATAGGAGAACATAATGAGTAATATATACATAAAACTTATTGCGAACCACCCTGTTTTAAAGCAAACCATTCTTGACATAATGCAAATGAAAAAAGAACAAGGAGATAATACTCCTCTTTTCGTTGCACCCAAGAATGAAGAAAGACCTGACAAGAACTGGACTATTGGTGTGAATATCCCTCAAGAAGCCAATGGTTGGTATAGTCAAGCTGCTTTCGGTGCTACAACAGATGATGGACAAGCTACAGGTGGTGTAAATGTTTCATTAAAACCTAACGATGCAAGTAAATCATCAACAGGTGGAAGTGGACAACCAGCAATGGGTGGGTATAAAAAACCTTTCCCAAAAACTGGAACTTATGGTAGTTATAAAAGATAGAGCTTAGGCTCTAAAGTTTGTGGCGGAGTTTTAGTCATTACCCTTGACTTTCTTACGTTGTTTTCCTTCGCCACAGACTCCAAACAATATGAATAAAAATAAATTACAGAAACAAATTGGTGGCTCACACTATAAAGATAATTTTAAAATCCAACCCATTGAATACATACAAGCTAATCGTATGGAATTTGCTGAGGGATGTGTTGTTAAGTATGTGTCGAGACACTCGTTTAAAAATGGCAAAGAGGATATATTAAAAGCCATACAAAACCTAGAATTTATATTAGAAAGAGATTACAATGATTGACAAATCCACCAAAAAGGTTATAAGAACAAAGTACGGAGATGCAAACTTTAAATATGTAGAAAGTTTTGATTCCGTTAAGAAAGCTGCCGACCCCTCAAGTGAGGGAGAGTTAGTAGAAGTAGTGGTCCAAGAAATTAAATGGGATCACACAATAGTGAAGGAGGATGCTGATGGAAATCAGAAAGCGTCTGCAAAAACTGATGGACAAACAAAGGAAAAAAAGTGAGTTGTATGTTCAAACAGTACAGAAAGCTAACAAATTAAAAGCTGAAAGTTACAGCTTACATTTGGAAGTGACTGAATGCAGAGAGCAATTAATGGCAAATAGATAGTCATTAATTAGATAAGTTAAAACAACAACAAAAGTTGGTAACAACTGAAAGGGTACTATGCACTTAGAAATAATCAATAAGAAAAAGAAACAAATTAAACTTGGCATGAAAGCTATCATGTTTAGAGAACTATCACCAAGAGAACTACAGATATATAGAACAGGATTTAAGAATGGCTATAGGTTAGCTGAAACGCATTTAGTTTTTAAAAGCCAGGCACTTGCAGACAAACTGCAAATGAAAGAAGATCGAGATAAAATTAGAAAGCAAGTCGAGTACAAGCATCCTGTAGGTTATGAAACTTTTAATAAGATATTATATACTGTCGGCAAACATTATAATATTAGCACCAAAGAAATCATGAGCAGAAGAAGATTGGCTTACATGATTAAACCACGATCAGTTATTATTAATTATATTTTAGAACACTTCCAAATCTCAACACCTAAGTTGGGAATGTTTTTTAATTACGATCACTCAACCATCATTCATTATAGAAGAGCAAAGGTAAAACAAACAGGGATATGGAAACCTTTAGAATATATTTGGAAAGATTACGAGATCGTAAAAAAAGAATTGTCTAAGTCCTAGCGTAGTTAGGTTTCTTATCTTGTCTTGTTTTTCTTTCAGCTTTTTGTTTTCTTGATACCGCAGCGCGTCTTTGACTAGCTGACATTGATCTAGCTTTTGCAGCAGGTACACACTTAGGATAGTTCTTTCTTGTTTCACCACCGCTACGACCACACTTGGGAAAGCCACCACTTTTTTTTGGATTAGCAATGTCTACCCAATTAGCTTGTACCCATGATCGTAAACCTTTTGACATTATTTTTTCTTTCGTTTTGCTTTAGGTTTTATTCTACCTGAACATACACCACTCGCATACATATTAGCGTATGCAGAGGGGTATACTTTAAACTTTCGTTTGGCAGCAGCTTTACCTTTTGCACAAAGTTTAGCCATTACTTTTTCTTCTTAGCCTTAGATTTCATTATCTTTTTTTGTAGTCCTTTAGGTAAAGTCTTTTGTTTTGCTGTAAGTTTACCTTTTGATTTCTTGCCGTACATTTTGTTTCTCCATTTTTATATATTTATCGAAACAACTTTCTGTGTTTACACCATAGTGTTCACAAAAATGTTTCTTCTCTGCATTTATAATCCATCCACCTTCATTGCTCAAGAGTTCTCTTTCACATATTGTACATTTTCCACATACTAAAGTTAGATTGCTACGAGACCAGGTTTTTTTTCTTACCATTTTTTGCATGACCAATAACGAGCTGTAAATTTATCTGTTGCAGTTTTACAGTTGTGTCTAGCTCTGAAGCTCTTTCTAGCTGCAGGATTTGACTTTCTTATTTTCATATTAGCATCTCCATATCTAATAATCTTTTCTTTACCATCCTTACAAGCCTTAACAACAAATTTCTTACCACCTTGAACTTGTCGTTTAGGTGCATTGCATTTCATTTTTGCTTTATTTATCGCCATGATGATATTTTATACTCTTTAAAATAATTTACAACTTTCCATTTATCTTTCTTTTTAAAGTTGCCACGTTTAGCATAGTCTGTAGCTTCTTTTTCTGTGTCCCATATCTCATTGGTGAACAGCTCCCACTTATCATTACGCATCCATAATATACAATACACTATTCAGATATTCCCATGAGCCATAGCATCAGAAAAATATAGCAAATGATTTCCATTATTCTAATATAAGTGATTTGATAGATTTAGATCCATCAATATTTGTTTCAAGTTCTGCTTTAGATTTAATACATTTATAATCTATGTTAGCTTTGACTTGTCTCATGGCTTCACGTTTATGTTTAAGACATACAGACATAGACTCTTGTATTCTATGTTCCTTAATATCAGGACCAATAAACATAAGAAGTGCTACAATCTCTGCTATCATTAGTGTCCGTTCCCGTTCTTTCTAACTTTGTCTTTTAAAGTTTCTACATCAGATAAAGTTTTTTCTAATTGTTTTCTTAAAAATTCTATATTAACTTTGTTAGTCATATTCTGTTCTTGATTTTTAATTAACTTTTCTACATCTTCAAACAAACTTTCAATTAACATAAATTGTTCTTGGTCTGTAGGTTTTTGTTCAGATTTTTTAAGTAGATCAGCTTGAAATAACTCACGTGAAGTTTCTAATGATGTAAGTCTAGCAGTAACTTCGGTATATGCAAAGACACCCATAGCTACAGCGATAACAATACCCACCATATTTTTAATTGGCATAGCTACTGATGTATTCTCGCTAACTTTCATCTTGGTTCTTCTCCTCCACAAATATAACCTATAACTTTTTTATCTTGGTACTTGTAATAGTAATGATTCGATAGAAAGGTTTTCTTCTTCTTCTCATGTACTGCTACGTTAGTATTAAACCAAGAGCTACAACTTGTAAATATCTCAAATGTATCTAGCTTGATGTCGCCACCAAAAGTTAAGTACATTAAGGTAATCATTATGGGTTTCATAGATTATTTAGCTTTTTGAAATAAGGTTTGAAATACTTTATTACCTACTGTGTGTATAGGATCTAAATTAATATCTTTAGAACATCCTGTAAACAATATGATGATTAATAAACTAACGACCTTGAGCATTATATTTTTTCCAATTACGTCTTTTATGTTTATTCATAGATGACGTTTTAGGTCGTCTACCCAAGCTAGTACTTTTTGCTATTCTTTCGTGTGGTTGTTTTTCTAGATTTAATTTTCTTTTTGCCATACTTGCCTGTTTGTTGAGATAATAAACTTATCTTTTTATTGTACTGTTGTGTGAAAGCATTTTTAATTGTCATTTGCCACTAAAGTTTTTAATCTCACTAGCTTTAATACCATAGATCGCAGCAACAACTGACACCCAAAGTCCAACCAACCACCAAGGCATGGATTGTAGTTTTTCAAAGAACAGATCCATCTTTCTTTCTATCTCTGGATCATCTGTAAATACAGAGTAAGCTAACATGAAGATGGGAGTTGATAATACAATCAGAACGAACTCATCTTTCCAGTCTCCCTTCTGATGCTCGAATACTTTACCTGAAAATTCTATCTCCCCCCGTCTCATCTTCTCTGCGTGAAGTAGTTTAGCTCCTGATAGAGCTTCTTTTGTTTTTTGTTTATCTTGATAGAGTTTGGCAGCTGTCTTGACTCCCATGCCTAATAAATTTAACCACATATTAAATTGTCCAAGGTAAGTATTTAACTGTCCCTTCCTCTCTTCTAGCTTTAAGCCATTGGTTTCTATTATCTTTTGTTGAATAACTACAATGAATCCATCCGCTTGTAGGTTCTCCTTCACGATAGAACTCAAGGATTCCTTGATCTATGTCTAAATTATTTTTAATCCAAATTGCTAAATCTAAATTATCTACACCTGGTATTTCAAAGTCTGCTGCCGCAGCTCCATCGTCTGCAACGTGTTGTGAATTAACTGACGAACCTATTGCAATACAAAGTTCAGCACATCTAAAACCACTAGATATAATTAAAGGTTTATCAAAATGTGATCTGATGGGTTGTAATACATTAACAGCTAATGCTTTTATATTTTCTATTTGAGCTGGGTTAGGGTTGTTATTAATACCTTTACGTTCAGCAACTTGTGATTTGCAAAGCTCGTCTAAAGTTATGTTAGCTGTAAGTTTCATTTGTTGTAATATATTTTGACCTTTAATTTTTTTTGTTCAGATGTCAAGGGTCTATTTATTAGTGTTCCTGCTCTTCTTTTGTACATATCTTTAGGGGTATATGCTGATTTTCTATAATTTGCACTCTTCACATCATAGGCTTGATACTCACCTGTGGTTATATCTAGGACTACCATGTCGATTGGTCCTTTACCCATAGCAGGTACGAATACAATCTTGTTGGGATCTTTAGCAAATTCAGCTTGAGCAATGAGTTCATTATATAATCCAACAGAAGCTGTCTGTCTGCGTCTAGCCATTTAATTTAAAGAAACCTATGACAGCTCCTAAAAGTCCACCTATTATAATTACAAAACTAATAACACCTTTACCTTTATTCATATCAGAGTGTAGGTTCTTAATATCTAAACGCATTTCATCTATAGCTTTAAATAAAGTTTTCATACGTTCCGCACACACCTTCTCGTGATAGGAAATACGAATACTATTATTTTTTTCTGCGTATTCTTTAATTTTTTTTACACTTGCAGATGATTTTTTTAATTTTGTCTTTGACATAGTTTTTTACTGTTTCCCAAAATTTTGTTATTTCTTCTAAAAAGATTCCTATCATTTTATCCATATATACTCCTATGATTCCTCTGTTTGTACGCATTGAAAATTAACAACCATTTTATTTTCATTAACTATACTACTATCTATACTATTTATTATTTTAATAGAACGTAGATAACCTGCACTAGCACATTCTGACCAAGAATTAAATACAAAACTATCGTTCATAGAGGGTAAACAATCCATGTGTACAGCAGAACATACCTTTAATATTAACATAAACTTCATGCTAATTTATTAACAGATAATGTTTATAATTTATAGTTTATCTTGCTTGAGATTTGTCTCATTCTCGTTAATTTATTAACGAGCCGTAGCTTAAAATCTTTGATTTTATTCTTTGTCAGATAGTAAAACTATCTGGCAACAGCTGGAACACCATTTGATGATACGATAGGTGCTTCTGCAAAAGCCATGTAGATGTTTGCTCCTGAATTAATTGCACCATCTGATGACCTGAATTTAAAACCATTTGAAAGAAAATCAACTGAGGTGTAACTTATTTCTGCGTTACTTCCATCTACATAAAATAAATCATCTACAACATTAGAACCACCTGATGTACTTCTTTTGTTATCATACAAATTCCAATTAGCTGTTGTATCTGACCTTTTTTGAATTAAGAAAGCAGGTTTAAATCCTGTATAAACAAAAGTTCCATCTGTACTTCCGTTTCCAACATATGAACCAAACTTGCTAAATCCTTTTTTCTCTGCGAAGCAGTAAGCTACATAAGTATTACCTGAACCATTGCAATTAGCAGCAGTTCCTACAGAAAAAACAGAACTTGTTGGGTCTGTATCATTCCAAACTGTTGAACTTGTCGCTGCTGCATCTGTTGCATTTAAATGCAAATATTTAGTTGCACCAATAGCTTTATGATAATTTATCCATTGTTGAGTTGCGTTTAATTGTTTGCAAATAACAACTGATGGTGCAGAACCTAATCCATGACCTATTGTGGCATTTGAACCTGTGCCTGTGTAAGTAGATATTGAAAAACCTGATGTTGTATTAGCTGAAGTGTAAGTTGTGTTAATTGTTCCGTCTGTGTTTGATGAACCTTGTCCGTTGGCTCTCCAATTCCAAGAAGCATAAGTCTGTCCTGAAGCATTAACTTGACCATCTGTTAAAACAGTAAAACCATCAGACCCAAATGCACTTAATTCAGTTGTGGCAGTAGCTTCTGCCGCAGTTGAACTTGAAGATATTTTTTTTTGTACACCTCTTACAGCATCATATAAAGCATGATTTTGTGCATCTGTCCTACATTTAATCCAAGTCCAATCAGGTTGAAAACCAACACCTGTTATAGCATTAGACGAACCTGTACCTGTATAAAGTTTAGTATTAAAATAATCTTTTGGTTGAAATGATATATAAGCCATGATTACAATATCTCCTTATATTGTTGAGTTTCTTTGCATGAGTGTAACGAATGTAAAGCCATAGTTAATTCCTTTTTATCATAGTTTATCCATAATTCTTAATGTTTTTCGTGCAAAGCGAATAATACCCTGACGGCACCGAGTACTCGAACAAACCTAGTCCAGCACTATCACTATTTGATGAAGCTACACTACTTGTGCCGAATTTTCCGTTTCCGAAATTACATTGCACTGATGATGCCGCACTATTAAAATCTCCAACTGCAAAATGATAAACACCATTAGTTGTCGAAGATGGAGCAGTTATTGTATAAGCACCTGTGCTTGATGTTGGGTCTGCTGAATTTTGCCAAGTACCATTTTTACTAAAAAATAATCTATTATTATCTAAATCCATAGCAACACCTAAAATATCATTAGTAGATAATGCACTTCCATAAGAACTTCCTGATTGATTTGATTGAACATTTCCATTTGACCCAACATAAGCATAATCGTATTGACTATGACTTAAATAAGGTGATTTTTCGCCATTGCTAATTCCTATTGAAACATCATTTGGATTTGCAGTAACTTTAAATTCAGCATACCATTTTCCCGATGATACTGCTTGTGTTGAAAAAGTATAAGGATAAGTGGTAGAACCGAAAGTTATTGTGTTATTACCATTAGCAAAAGTAAAACCTGTTAAAGTATCTCCTTTATGTAAAGGATTTAAAGTTGCAAAGTTATTTGACGGAGTATCCTGAGTTTGAGTTATTGTTCCCCCTGTTGTAAATGTATGATTGTTTGGACTACTATCTAAATCCATATTAGCTGAATTTTCAAATTTTAAAAAGAAACCATTAGTTCCATAAGTTACTGATGGTGCAGTTTTTGGTTTCCAAATTCCTGATGTAGAATCGCTTTCGCCGAAAGTACTTGGTGTATAAGCATAGCCATCTGTAAAATGAAAATGAGATAATGTACCATCAAAATAATTTGAACCACCACCATAAGCTCCAAGAGTATGTGTTCCCCCCATAGGAAAGTCTGCATTTATTGATGGATTAACTCTAGTTGAAAAACTTGTTTCTTGAACTCCATTAATATAGAGTTTTACTCTATCATCTGCCGTACCTAAAGTAGTATCAACAGAAGCCAATATGTGCATCCAAGCTGAAGTATCTCTAAATACTCTATTTGTTTTTAAACGACCTATGTTTGTACCACTTACTGCTAATCTAAAATCAATTACATTATCATCATCAAAATGAATTTGCGACCTATTACTGCTATCAACAAATGTATCAAATATATGTCCATTACCTGCTGAACCAATATTACTTCGTTTAACCCAATAAGATATAGTAAATGTTTTATTACTTGTTGGTGTTCCTGCTGTTCTTGATAATTTTGTTGAAGCCATAATATTATCCTAATTAAATTGTCCTGAGTTGTTTATACCAACACTTACAGTAATTGAAAAGGCTCTATCTGCAGTTTGACCTTCAACATCTGTTGCTCTAAGTGTAAAGTTATAAGTTGTTTCACTTGTAGGTGATGGTGCAGTTCCTGTAATATTGTAAGTTGCACTTGTC